GTGTTGCTGCGTTGATTGGAAACCAAAATTGAATCTCTTGTGTCGATGGATGATGAACCGCGAAAGGGGTAGTATCAGCGGCGGTATTGCGCAAGGAGATTAGATCTTGAACTGCATAGCTATCAGGCAGGCTTTGTAATGCCGAATTAGCGTAAACGTTGCTAAATCGGCGGATCCCGTCTGTTGCAAGGAAAAAGACATCATTGCCGACTTGAGCCCAACAGCGATTATTGACAACGCCAAAGGCTCTGGTTAGTTCTCTTAGCGTGAACGTTGAAGGGCTTGATCCCGTCAACATTGCCATGCCTCGGGTGCATCCGATTAATAAGGCTGGTTCATTACTGTCGTTGTTTACCCGTAATGGAAATAGTGAAGTAATTGCGCCAAGCTGGGAAGGTATGGAAATGGCGCCGCAATCTGTGGCGACCGCCGGGGATGATGTTGTATAGGTTGCCGGGTTGCCGTAGTCGGAAAGAACCAGGGTGAATGGTCTAGTGTCGAATCCAGCGAAAACCATTCTATTATTGAAGGCTTCGCAGATTCCGGGCGCTGAATAAGTGATTCCGCCAATAGTGGGAGTCCAGCCACCAAGGGCGGTGGCCGTGCTTGCCGGGTTGCCGTTCCATGTTCTGGGCTCTTGGGCATCGCTGGTGATAATTAGGTTGGTTCCGTTCCAAGAACGAAGACAGGCAAGATTGGAAGCTGCTAGGGTGCTGATCGCGGTTTCCGTCGATGTTCCAATGTTGTAGTCATAGATGTTTGCCTGATTCTGCAGAACGAAACGATTGACCCCTGATGTGGTCGTATGTTTGCCGAATTCAGTAAAGGCATTGCCAGAATTGAACGATCCAGCGCGCTGTTTAGCAAAGCCGGTACCACGGCTAGACCATACGCCGCGCTTCAACATTTGAATGTTGTTGAGAACGCGGGCATATTGAGGACTTCTTAAAAGTTCAGATACGCTAGTTGCCAGCCCCTTATCCGGAGCTGTGATATCAGGCTTCAGGCTGCGCCCTTGTTGTGACAATTCAGTCATTGCCGCCGGCGGCGGCTGTTGTTGTGATTGCGCCTGAGCATCAACCGCCATTGGCATGAGAGCCAATAGACCGATTTGAACGAAGGCTAGAACGCCTTTATAAAGTCGGGCTGTAAGCACTTCTTTGACCACCTTTCCGGATGCCTCCAAGCTTCATTCCTAAAGAAACTGAAGGCGGCTTTTCACTCGGGCCAAGGGTGAGTTGTCGGACCTGCACAAATAACGGCTCAAGAAAGACGCCAATTTGCTCCATCTTCCCCTCAGATAAAACCATCTCAACCCACACTTGGGCATAATCCCAAAGCAGGTCTTCAAACTTTGGCGGCCATTGAATCAGATCGTCATATGCTGACAAGACAACAGGATCCAGATAGCCTTCATATTGAATCGCGATCGTTGCATTTGGCGGCGGGCTAAATCCGATCTTGTCAGTTCCAGTGCCATCGGGCGGGTAATCAAACCAGAAATTGGGAATCCCTTTGGTTGTCTCGCCTTCAGGAAACCATGTCAGCCAAGTTTCGTAAGGGATATATTCAATTCGTCCACCCTTGCCGGCAGTGGTTCTAAACATCGATTCATCAACAAGATTTTCAAGGCTTGTAGTTGTATCGACTGGATAAGAATTGCTGGCCGCGCTGGTGTTGAATGTATATTTACGCTTCAGGAATCGACCGCGCATAGTGCGAACCAATCCGCGATTTGCTTTGTCAACAAACAATTTTGCCTGAAGCTGAACCCGTGACAATTTTGTGTTGTCAGCGAATTCGGTTGATCCAGGAATAGGACTCTGCCCGGCGTGGAACAGAATCCTATTCACAGTATCCATGTATGTGGAGTTAGCCATTTGGGGCTAGATCCTATTCGTCAGTCGGTCTGAATCGGACAATCAGAGCGTATCCCTTGCCGTCAGTGGTCATCGTGCCGCAAACTAGACGACCGATCAGACAGTCACCGGCGGCCACTGATTTATCAGCAGTGGTTGAGGTTAATGTCAGCGCTTGCGCTGTGAATGCGGCCGAAGGAACAGAGGTTGGATCCACTGTTGCCGTTGATAGAAGCGTTACTTCAGTTCCACCGTTACGCTTAGCCAAAGCTAAGGTATTGGTACCGCCGGCGATTCTAATTCCACAAGCCACGTAAGCGGCTACAATCGTTCCAGCGCGAAGCATAGGAACAACCATTTCATATGTCACGCCATCCACAAGAATGGCGCCGGCATTGATTGGAATAACGATCTCTTCATCACGAACCGACGCATTATGATTTGCGCTGGTCAATGGTGTGGTCAGAGCCAGGGAGTCGAGGGAGGCGGCCCCCGCCACTGCCAGAGTTCCTGACAGTGACAGGTTGTCCATATTTGATATTTCAGCAGGCATTGTTACTCACTCCTTTGATTAAGCAGTGGTACCAGTGGAAGCCCACAAACCGCGCCAGTCAGAGCAACCAGCGGAACAACGGAAGTACAGGCGATAGAGCCAGTCTCCAGATGCTTCCTCTTGGATCAACTTGCGTTCCGGTTTGACACGCCAAAAGAATTTATTCCTTGCCATGTCAGGATCTCTGAGGAACCACATGGTATCGGAGTAGTTCGGCGCTTCTGCCAGGAAGTCGAGAACAACGATTTCTTTGATCTGGCGGCCAGTGTAGTTGTCGTCGTTGTTGGTCGTGCCGGGCTTGTTGTCGCTGCCCTTTTGAACATAGGCTTCATCTTCGAGATCCGGACCTACCAACAATTGAGTCAGGTAGTACGGAGCTAAAGAACCATGTTCATCAAGAGTCTTGCGACCGTCAGCGCGGGCGGCTCTGAGGTTGGTTGCCCCCAGCCTTCCGGTGCCAGCGTTGCTGTCAGTCGTAGGCTTGCCGGGCAGAGCGTTGCCCAAAGTGTGACTTCCGAAGACGGCCGCGCCGTCCGGCGAAAGTTCAGATCCGATCAAGCCGTTATAGAAGAACGCGGCGCCAATTCTTTCAACAGTTCTAAAACCAGCAACAGCCAGTTTTGCAACTGCATCAGTGATCTTCGAATATTTGATATCATCGAGCGCTTCCCTAGTGATCTTGACCTCACCCTTATAAATGGTGTGGGTATATCTCTTAGAGCGGACGTTCTCGATCTCTACTCGTTCGAATACGCTGCCTTCACTAGCAACCGGAATTTCATCCGGTCCCTGGATTTGAAGTTCGTCTTCATAGGCGTCGAAGCTGGTTTCAACGTCGAATACCCGTGAATACTGATCTTGTCTCTTCTTCCAACTAGCTTCGAAAACATCGTGAAGAGTTGATTTCAACGCTGTCGGAAAATCTGTAGTTTTTACGGTCATTTCCTGTTCACTCCTTAAGTGATCTTGGAAACGACTCCCCCGGATTCGCTATCAGTACCCTACGGGTCGATAGTTACTGAAATGGTTTTATTCTTGAGATCAATCTCTTGAATGATTGCCTTACCGCCCGATCTGGCGTCAGCGATGACGTTGGAAAGAGTGTTGTACATAGTTGAGGCGTGAAGCTTGCCAGCCATGCCAACACCGCCTGCCCAGATGCTTCCATACATGCCGGTCGTAGGTGCAGAAGTAAACGGCTCAGCAACCGTGATGGTTACCACGTTTGAGCTGTAAGTATTTGCCGTGATGACTCTTTGTTGATTCAGTTCTCTGATATAGACAGAACCACCAACAAGGTCAGAAGATGAGCCATCAGTCAGCGGAAGCTTGACAGTGGTTAAACTTGCGTTGGAGGCGCAAGCGGCGAGATCAACGAGCGGCGTTATACCAACGTCGAATTCAGCCAAACCTTTCTGAGTGCTTCGGCAAGTGACCATAACAACGGAAGTTGCGTCAGATGTCGCAGATTCTTCAGCAACATAAGGGGCGCTGTCTGCCTGTGCGTTCACTCGTCCAATTTTGCCGTTGGTGAATTCCAACAGATCGCCTTTTACGATCGCTCCAGATGCGACCATTTGAAACTTTCTGAGGGGATCAGCGGTTCCGGCCAAGGATTTTTTATATGTAAAACCAGCCATTTCTTTCTCCTGTTAACTTGCCAGCTCGCGCGCTCGCTTAAGCGCTTTCTTCTCATCCCCTGTGTACTTCAGGACTTGGGCATAGATTTGCTTCTGTCCTTTGTTGAAATCATCGAAATTGATCTTTTCTTCGCCCGCCTGCGGCTTGCTGCTTTGCAGATTCAGCGCCGGCTTTGTTTTGGAAAGTCCATTGTTTGCCAACCAAGAATCCACGACCTTAGCAGCGGCCTGCCCAACCTTCCTTTGATCAGGATGTCGGCCAACGGCGATTTGGGCGCGAACGCTTGCATATTCCGGATCGGTTTGGATCAGGGCGCTGATTTCATTTAAGAGATCGGCCTTTAATCCGTTGCCGGCATTGGCAAGAATCGGAATATTTTTGGAATAAGCAACTAATTCATTGTCGGCAATTTGCCAGCATTCAGAATTGAATTGCTCAAGCATTGCTTTTTGTTGGCGGGCCGTCATTACTTCGGCTTCGTCCGCTTTTTCTGCTTCTCTGAGTTTAAGAATTCTCTTGATCGCAATCTCCGGAACGCCTTCATCAAGCATGTCTTTGATCGCGGCTTGAAGAGCGCTCGGTTTCTGCCCGCCTTGAGCGGGTGCAGATTGCAACTGTCCTAAAATTTCAGCGCCGATTTGACGCGCCAGGGCTACATTATCCTGGGGCTGTGCGGCTGGTTTCTGTTCGCCGGCATCCGGCGCCTGATCAACAACGTCTTCAACGTCGTCTTCGATCGGATCAATTAGTTCTACTGGCATTCGTTCCCTACCTATTCGCTATAGAGAACGACTCTTTCCCCTAGTCGCCGTTATTCATCAAAATCATTTGGATCCGGGGCCTTACTGGCTTCAGTTTCTATGTGTTGAAGTAACTGGTTGAATCCATCCCTAAGTATTGAGAATGTGATAAAGCCAATCAATAAATTGAGTTTCATTGGCGGCGAAGCGGCATAAGGATTCAGGCAATGAGCGGTTGCCCGCTTGATTGCGTTCCATGATTCCGATTTGACTACTCGGGCCAATAGAATCTGCTCTTTCTGCTCGGGCGTCATAATTCGCCTTTCGCTCTTTGGCGAATATCTAGCGAACATATTCAGATTTTTCATGCTGCCTGTGGATCTCCCATCATTGGATCTGGTATCGCGCCTGGTGGCGCTCCTTGTGGTGATGGTACCGCGGGCTGACCAGTCAACTGGGCGATTCGATTCTGAATTTCTTGCTCAATCATTGCCTGAATGTTCGGATCGTTCATGATCAATGTCATTGGATCCTGTTTGTATTGCTCGAGGTTTTTGACTCCTAAGCGGCCAAGTAATTTGAATACAAGATCCTGAAGAACCGGCCGGAGTGTTGGCAATTGTTCAAGCGCGTTTCCAGTCGTCATGATCTGCAATGCGTTTTGAAGCTCTTCGATCTCTTTCGCCTTGTTCATTTGTCCATGGAATCCGGTACAGATGACCCGGCGATCTTTGTCCAGGTCCATCTTATTGACGGTACCTAGGCGGCCGTCTCCATCGGCTGATTTTTCAAAAGTGTTGATCTCGTCAACCCATAATCTGGCCGCTTCATAGACATCTTGAAAGAGCGGTTCAACGGAACGAGTGGTGATTTTTTCCAACAGGTTATCCCGCATAACCGATCCGGTCGAGCTTTGAGTATTGATCTCGGTTGCGGTCTTAGCCGTTTTAATCGACTTGGTTGGATCTTGGGCCATTGCTCCATATGCCTGGAATTGTCCAACGATTTTTTGCCCATACCACTGTTCTGATTGCATTCCTAATTGAACCGTTCCAATAGGAGCGGGAACAGGGGCGATGAAATTGGTTCCAATGGCTGGTTTGTAATTGATGACGTTGATCGAGCCGGGCGCCATCTTCAGTTTGTTGTCATCTTGTAGAACGCCACCAATGACGGTATAAGCGGGGAAGACGCTGGCAAGCTGAGCATTCAGGCTGAGCGCGGCAACTACGTTCTTTTGTTCGTAGGCGGAAAGGGATTTTTCCACCGCGCCAATTCCATAAGCGCCAGAAAGCCAATCCACGTATGAATCGATATAGAGACCCCTAGATCCAGTGCGTTGGCCGCCAAGCTGAGCATTGGGGTTGTCTTCCACTCGGATGATCCGGAATTGCTCGGTACTGTTGCTGAGTGCCAGGTAAAAATAGGTGTCGATAAACTTAGCGCTGTCACTGTCAAATTTCCTCACGGGTTGATGAAACACGTACACGGGAACAAGTTTCTTCGCGCTGTTTCCGGAAGCAACTGGATTCAAGCCAAGCTCGTTAACCAGTTCAAGGCGTTCGGATTCCTGTCCATAAATTTGTTCAAGGCTCATTGGTTCGATGCCCTGAATATTCTGATATCTCTTTTCGCCGTTCTCGTCTTCGGCGGCTTCGAGCTCTTCCGGAGTTAGATACAAGCGCTGAATAATCGAGGCTTTATGCTCATTAGATAGATCAGCGGCGGGATCTAAAAATAGGTCGTACATATCGACCGGTTGAATAACAGGACCGTTGAAAGTCTTGACCGGGAATTTATACTTCTTATAGGTTTTGGTGATGTCCTCGTATGGATCGAGTTCAACGCCTTCTTCTAGCAGGCGGCGCAATGTTTCCGCCGGCGGAAATTGCTTGTGATCTTCGATCGTTCTCCAGGTCCAACGAATCGCCGAAGTTCCATAAATCAACATCTGCTTGATGTGGCGGGCGTACTGACCGCGGGTGTCAGCTTGCCTGTGATACATCATCAAAAGATCTCTGATGTCATTTAACAGACCTTGATCTTCTTCGTATTGGCTGAGCAGTTCCAAGTAAGATTGATCGCGCGGGAACAGAGCCAGGCTGAGCGCGTCTCCGGCATAGTTTACGGAATCCCAAATATCTGTTTCACCCAGATCGGATCCGTTTGCCCAATCCATGCCTTCATTGTCTGGCAATGTGCGGCGACAGAAATAAGCGCGGGCGCAAGCGGGCCAAATGTTGGTCCTAAGATCCAAGCTGGCTTCTTCGTAATACTTATATTGATTGTATAGCTCTTGAGCGGGCGCCTTCCAGTAATCGGAGGTTACCGGCGGGTGATTGGTTTGGATAAATCGGAGTCGTTCAAACAATTCTCTGGCGCCTCATTTGACCGGGCCAACGAATGACATTCTTCTCAACCTCGATCTTCTTGTTGGATTGCTTGTTGGTTCCAAGACCAAGGCGGTAAAGGATCCCCATTCCGAGGCAGTCAACCGCGTCTTCCCAGGGGTGCTCTTCATCGACAACTTCCAATACTCTCTTTGTGTGCTTGTCTACTTTGTAGCGGTAGCCTTCAAGCATCGCCCTATCTAGTGTTGGGCAATGGGTATGGTCAATCAATAAAGAGGGTGTATGAGTTCTCGGGTTCAGCTCTCTGAGCTTGTTGTGAATCGCCGTGATTCTGGATTTGACTTTCAGATCTGATCTCATTCCTTCCAAGAATGAAATATCTATGTCAATGTCATATTCATCGCGGAGCGTTTCGAATTCCGGGCTTTCTTGCAATGAGTTCGTGATTCGACCGCCGGCAGGGTCGCCACAGTCCAGGAAACTGAAGCGGCGGAATCTTTCATTACTGAGCTTCAAAACTTCTTGCGCTACGTCGTGAAGATTTGCATCAGATATACAGACTTCATCGAGGCAAAGAACGCGGTGATCTTTGTCGATCTGGCAGAACAGGACGTAAAAGGTTTTGACGCCCGGATCCCATACACGAATGATCGGGGATCTTTCATCCGGGATCAGTTCCATTCTATGTAAATTGGCTACATAGTCCGGGAATACAAGCCCCTTCGTAGAATGCGCATAGTTCAGATCGAATTCTGAAGCGATGTCATCAGCGGTAAAGGTTCCTGAATTGCACTGTTCGCGGTACCAAGGGCTGGTTGGTTTGCCGGCATGATCCATCGACATTCCAGCCGCCTTGACCGGATGTTGTGACCAATGCAAGGTTTTGATTAAAGGCTTAACGTCGTCCTCGCCTCGGGCCATGCGGGCGAATTTGTTATAAGGCCCTTTCGGAGTTGAAACGAAAATCAGAACGGATGAAGATCCGCCGGCAGACTTCGCGGCGGCGGCGTCATAGGGCCAGCTCGCAAACTCATCAAGGACAATGAAAAGCTTTCTGTCTCCCCGTCCGAAGTCAATACAACTGGCTTCAGCGGTAATCGCTCCACCGTTGGGATTCTTGATCAAGTTGTGTCCCATGTCTTCCTTTGGATCAAATCCAACGGGAAGCATCCATTCGGGCAAGTGGCGAATAATGAACCGTGCTTTCTCCAGCAGGGTTTTCATGTCGCCTAATTTGTCGGCTAGTTCAGCCTTTCTGGATCCGAATAGCGATGAGCGGTTATGAAACAGCCAATACCAGACCGCCACGCCAATCAGCGTCCAAGAGACTCCCATGTCTCTGGATTTCTCGATCAGAAGTGTTTTCTTCTTGATCGTGCCGATTGTTTCGGCTACGTTGTCGAGAACCCACTGGATAAAATCGGTTTGGAATTCATATCTGAGATAAGGAATTTCCTGTTCATCGGCTCTGGGTTCTTCAATCCAACACCAATAATCAAGCCAGTGAAAAATATCCTCACGGCATAGAACCAGCTCGGCGGCTCTTTCTTCAAGCGAATAATTGCACCGCGCCACTAATTCGGCGCGTTCTATAATTGCTCGGTCTTGTCGTTCTTGCTCCCATTTGATCGCATCAACGGCGGCTTGTTGCGCCACCGCTTCCAAGATCTGTTCAGGAGACAGTGAGGCATTTTGAGACATCGATCTTTCGCGCGGCTTCCGCTTCGTCAAGATCAGGCCACCACTGATTGACGTTTAATCCTTTCGAGATTTTGTTTTGGGTGATACAACGGCCAGGCATGAACGTGCTGAAATAACTAAGGTCAACTGCCTCATCTTTCAGAACATTGATCACAATTGCCGGGCAGACTTCACGCCCGCGGTTATAGAAAACCGTCATCCCCTTACGGGCTTTGATTGCGCTGCCAACTAGCACATTTGCGCTTTCTTGCCCTTCTTCATTCCGAATGTTCCCTTGGCTGACATCTTTTTGGCCAACGGTTGGATCTGCATTGGCGCCTGTTTCGGCGCCTTCTTTACTGGTTTCGATTTCATTTTGCTTGCTGCCTCTGGGCATAGAAATAAATTCCCCTTGGAAATAATTTCTAGCTTCGCTTAGAGATCAGAGCCAAGCAATTATTTCCGGGTTGCCAGGGCTTGCATTAACGGATCGTGATATCCCATTTGTGGCTCTGGAACGCGCTGCCGGCGCTCTTGTCGAATCTTTCGTTCCAAGACGGCATTTTGATTCTGATATACGCCGGACATCTCTCCGGGTAGTACCGCATTTAATACCGGATTCAATCGGCTCATTCCAAGCTTTTCGAGTGGAACGCCTTGCTCTTTTGGAGCGTACGGCCGATTTTCGCCGTCTCGATAGTAGGTGATGTCGGTTCGCCCGGTGACACTTGGCGTCAATTGTTTGGTCAATCTGGTGGCTTCGCCTGTCGGGAAGTTCACAAATGGAATTCGATTCAAGACGATTTGAGTTAATCCGCCAACAAACTTTTGAAGCTTGCCGGCTACCTTGTCGCGCTCTCCCTGCATCCGAGGATCGGTGACGCCTTCATATAAACCGCCAGGAACGGAAGCCAATTCAGTGTAGGCTTTGTAAAGCTCTTGGACATCCTGAGCCATGCCATACGCTGTTGTCCATGCCGGGTTTGTGGTGGTCATTCCAATCGGGTTGATTCCCCATTGCAGCTTTTTGCTGGCGTTCATTCCAGTCGCCATCGAAAAGGGATTGTATTTGTCTAGGAATCCAGCCATTTGGAAGTAGCTATTTGGATCGACGTTTTCCCAAACCTTTTTCAATTCAATCGGAATTGCAGCGGAACCGCCAAAGAAAGCCATCATTCCAATCATTTGGGCCAGCTTTCCATACTCTCCATTTTTCGCGTAAGTGAAAGCCAATCGAGAAATTCTGGCTGGCTGTTTGACGAAAACACCCAAAGAGCTGGAAATCTTTTGACGACTTAGCCAATCAGTATTTAAGCGATAGGGATCTACTCCAAGCGTCCGGCTCAGTGTTTCGGTCATGTGAACGCCAGCATCCATTGCCAGGGTCGGATCTAATTTCCCGTCAAAGAGATCCTTGACGAATTGCTTTGAATCGCCTTTGTATCCGGTCTGAGCGATCCGCTTGGCGTTGTCCTCAGAGAATTGGATCAGGGAACCCAGAGCCACGCGGTTGGCGTTCACTCGGTCAGAAGCGAAATCATGCTGAAAGAGCGCCTTACTATTGGCGTTCTTGGAGGCTAGATTTACCTGTTCGGCTCGATAAGACCCAACGATGTTTGAATCAGCGAATACCTTCTGAATATCCTTGTCAGTTCCAAGCCATTGCCAAGCGCGGGCAATCCTGGTCGCGCCGGTTCGGCTTCCGCCACCAATGAAGGAATCAGTCAGGTTCAATAAGTGGTGTTTTGGATTTAGGAAGAAATAGAAATCCATCGCATTGGATAGACCCTTATGATAGGCATCGATCAAGCCATCTTCGAAAGCCTTACTGGTCGGCGCAATTGCATCTTTTAAATAACTGAATGCGGCCAGCGCGTTTTGAGTATTCGGATCCATCTGGGCAAGCTGTTCGACTCCGGCGGCTTTCATTTCCGCTTCGAATCGGTTGACCTTCTGTGCCAAGGTCTTCTGATTCAGGAAATATCCAACCGCGGCATCTCTTTGCTGTTGGCTCATGTCTTCAAAGAGCGTTCCAGCCTTACCCCTGAGAGCGTCAGCGCTGGTTACTTGCCGTGAACGAAGTAAAGCCATTGCGCGGGCTTTGGTGGTTTGTCCGTCCCATTTGACGCCTTTGGCGTTCTTTGTCCAGTCCACACCCCAATTAGACATAACTGCAGCGGTGTTATGCTCCCAAATATTTCTGGCCAAAGTCTTGCCGTTTAGCTTGTTTCCTTTGGCTAGGATCTTCTGATTGGCGGGTGTATGCGGCCCGTTCATTGAAGCCATTACCCGATCTAAGTGATCGATATGATCAAGAGTATCTTTGTAGATTGAAGCGGCATGAGAGCCTGACCACTTGGCAAAATTGCGGATCGCCTGTGGTCCGAATCTATGCGCCAGACTTGCCATGATGAGAGCGCCACCAACGAGGGTACCAGTCCCGATCACGGGGTTGCCTCGATTGTCTGTGACTCCGGCGGCTTGAGCTTGTTGATCGATAGACATCAATCCAAAACCGGCCAGACCGCCAGCGGCTTGAGCCGTTCTTACTAGCTTTGTCTTGTCTGGTCTTAGGGTGTTGGTAGGCTTGCCGGGCTTGAGCGCTTCAGCAATTTCAGCTTGGAGTCTTTCGAATCCTTCGCGGGCTTGTTTAGCCAGGGCTGTATATGGTGTATCAATTCCCATTTTTGCGGCATAGTCGCCAAAAAATTCCTCTTCTGTTTGAGGAATCATTTTTTTTCCGCCGCGCGGGCCGGGCGGTCCTTCCTTCTTCGCCTTGCTGAATTGTTCCCATAATAGGGGCAATTCTTGGCGCGGGTTCTGAACTTCAACCAAGACATTGTAGGTTTGTCCGTCCGGACCCATGACCGGAATTTGTGATTGAAGACTAGCGTTCGGATCTCCGAGTTCATTTCTCAAACGATCTTGAGCCAAGAGTAAGGCGTCTTCATCGTTTGGACCCTTAAACAGTGCGGCGGTTTCTTTCTGCGCTGCTTTCGCTTGCTCCGCCAATCCGTGATATTTTTCCAAGAGCGCGATTGCTTCCGCTTCGGTAATTCCTCCCGGAACAACAGCCTTTGGCATCCGGCTGATTGAAGGTTCATCAACAGTTGCCCTGACTCCGCCACCCTTGCGGTTGGTTTCAATGTATGCCGGAAGCTCTTCATCAATCTGAGCCTTGATCCGATTCTTCAGGTCTTCGCCGAATTTGTTCAATTCTCGTTTGCCCGGCGTCCTGGTCAGCTTGAATGGTCCCAGTTGAGCCTCGCCATTGGTTCCAAATCGATCAATCAGAATGTCATTGATTTGATTCAATTGATCGGAATGATAAGCGGCGTTCGCTTTGTCCTGAGCATATTTCAATTTGAGCGCCCGGAGCTCGGGCGGAAGTACGGCATCTGAATATGATTCGATTGGCGGAGCCTGACCGACTCGATCACGGCCAAGGATTTGCTTTCCGTTTTCATCGACTCCAAGAATTGATCGGCGCTCGCCTTGCAAATTGCCCTGTGCTTCTTCCGAGGGTAGTTTGATTCTAGGCTTCTCAACCGCTGGCGCCTGCTCGGGCATTGGTTCCGGGGCGGGCGGATCTGCCATTGCTTGTTCTCGGCGGCTCAATTCAGCCAAAGCTTTCTGAGCTTGGAGTTCATCATCTCCGGTCAGCATCAACAACAGATCGTCAGTGTCGGCTGATTCGAATTCGTCTTTCTTCCAATTCTCGGGCATCCCGTTCTTACGGCGATCAGCTCGGCGCATCTGTTCATAACTGATAATCTTTTGCTGAGCCTCGATCTTTTTCTTTTGATTCTTCATCGACGGCCGGCGGAGATCAATACTCAATTCATTCCAAGCGGCGTCAAGTTCAGCATCGGTTAGATCCTGCGCTTTTAATTGGCGGGTTTCAGTGTAATAGTCCTCACTCCGTCCTTTTGATTTGCCATTGTGCGCGGTCTGGCTTCCCAACGGCTCAAAGGCTGCGGCATATCTTTCTGTTTCATATTCACGATATTTGATGATCGGATCTTCTGGAACAGTTGGATCCGGTTCGAATTTCTGAACAGGGCGATCAGCGTTTGAAACAAACGGGGCTGGCTCGGGCGGAGCCGGGGGCGGCTCAATCATTCCAGCGCCAGGGGGCGGCGGATCGTCTGGTCCAGGTGGATCGAATTTTCTCTGAAGCTGATCAAGGGCTGCCAGATCTTCAGGATCCAGCGCTTCTCGATCAATCATGCCGGCGTGTTCCATATCAGCGGCATTCATTGGACCTTCACGCGGGAGGATCTGACCGGCAACTTCTTGGCTGATTTGCGGCTGGCGCTTCGGGATCTTGTTCCAAAGCTTTTCAAATAGAGCGCCCGCGCCGTGGGCCCCGGCTCCTAATCCACCACCAAGCGCGGCGCCATAGCCTACGCCTTTTAGGGCTTCAATCGGATCAATATTACGGTTCTCTTTAACTTGCTGCCCAACGGACATAGCGCCACCAACGGCGCCACCCATCGCGGCCATATCGGCGACCTGGGCGACTTTGTTGCCGTCCTTGACGGCTTTGGCCCATTTTGCGGCTGCCGGGATATACTTCCCAGCCATGCCAACGGTTTTGGCAACACCGCCACCAGGAAGGGGGGCGAGGAATCCGGCCGTTGTTTTGTAAGAATTGAACGCTTCAGGAAGAATCTCTTTCGCTTCTCGAGCGGCCGGGAAGTTCTCGATGAATCCAGCCATATCAGAGCGCCAGCGTTTCTCTGGGGCGACTCCGGCGGTTTGTTGGATAATTCCCGCCGGGGTGTTAATAATCGCGTCTCCGAGGTCAGCCAAACCCGCTTCGGCGGCGTAAATTTTCGCCTTCCCGGTCAGCGCTTTTTGAGTCCTGGCGGCTTCCCTTGCCGGCTTGAAAAATGATTCAGTGTTGATATTGCGATCATTCAGGAATCCGGTAAAACCACCAAGAATATCAGCCACGCCTTGAGTCGCCCGGCCCGCAAACATGCGGAACGGGTCAGGTGGAGCGGGCGGTCCAACAGGCTGGCTATTTTGATTCCAAAGGCGCTCAAAATTATTCGGACCCTTTTGAGTCTGATCTTCTTGATTCCACAATTCAGAGAATGAGGGCATTAATCAACCTTGTATCCTAGTCGGCGGGCTTCAGCCATTGCGGCTTTCATGTCATTCGGGAATTTTGCTTTTAGCATTTGAACGACATTGGCGGTTAACGGTTTACCACCGCCGGCGGCGGCTGGTTTGGCTGCTTGAGTTTTTCCAGGTACCGGCTTAGGAGCTGCCGCGGCTGGGGCACTGGGTTGCTGGGATCCTGCGGGCTGGAAAAATCTTCCAAGCGCGTTGATTATGTCAACCGCTTGATTCTGTTGTGGCGCTGGTTCTTTGCCTGGCGCTGCCTTTGTTCCGTATTTATCAACGAATTCAGAGCTTCGCTTGGGCGCTCCAAACTTGTCTACTTCAGCGGCTTTCGCTTCCAGTTCAGAGCTGAGCTTTTGATATTTGAATTCTTCATCAGCCAAATCAGCTTCTTCTTTCTGAATTAACTGCATCATTCGAATATCGTTTGAAGCTGCGGCTTGCTGCTTGCGCTGCTCTAATTCAGCTTGGCGCATTTCTAGCGAAGCTTCCCATTTTGAACGGTTTGATTCAATCATTGCCCAACCGCGTTGGCTTCTGTCGGCGCCTTCAGTAATCATTCTTTGAAGATTACCTTCAGCGGTTCTGGCTCTTTGTTCTTGAACCGTTGCCATTCTCGATTTGTAAGCGGCATTAGTTTGGGAATTGAATTGTTGCGTGTTGGCGTTTTGCGCGTTGATCTGCTTCTGCATCAGTTCATACTGAAGCTTCTGAAGCTGGAATTGATTCTTCAATGCTTGCGGATCATTGGCTGCGATCAGATTTACCAGATCTTTAGTCTGCCCCCATTGATCATTCATTGCCTGCCGGCGCAATTGCCGCCTGTCCATGATCTGATTCATTCGATTGTTAGAATCGGATTGCATCGCGGCGATCTGCTTGCCGCCGAGTAAAGCGCCCATCAGTGGATTGAAGAAATTGGCGCGGGCTCGATCCCAAGCGTCGTCATATCCATCGCGGGACATTGCCATGTCGTTATATTGACGGCCCATGTTTTGACGATTCAATAGATCGCCTAACATCGATTGCATTTGTCCCTGGAAATGAGGTCCGGACATCCCGCCTTTATAGGGCATTGGATCAGATTGCATCATCGGGCCATTCTGCGGCTGATACAACATCATCGGATCTTGCTGGTTTGGCGTGATGCTGCCGGGCGTGGCACCCATCGGGGCGCCTTGCATATTTGCAGCCCGGCGCTGGCGAGTATAAAGCGGGCCGCCTTGTTGATTGCCGCCGTTGGCTCTGTGAGCCATTGCAACAGCCGGATCAACATCCGGGGCAAAATTTACCTCATTCTGAGCGCCTTGAGCGAATTGTTCGAATGACATACTTCGCTGAAGACCTGGCGAATGATTATATTCATCCTGAAGGTTTTGCATATATTCAGGATCATTTGGATTGTATTTCCAGATCTTCAGATCCGGCGAATAGGCGGAAGCCACCCAACCGCCTTGACCGTCAGGAACCATAACATCGGCTCGGGCATCGGTGCCAAGTTGAATAGGCTGAATAGGCTTCTCACCCTGTCCAGTCAAAACAGACATTGGAAGCGGTTTGATCATCGGTCCGGCGCCAAGTTCATCGAATAGATCCATGTTCTGCGGGATCGGGGTTCTGCCTTCATTGACAGAATTAGAACCGCGATTTAGCCAGCTTCCATTAAAGCCGGCTTTCGCTCCAAAATGATCCGCATTTGCCCATCGATCTTCCAAGGCATATTCCATTTGCTTTGGAAATTCGGGGCTGTCGATGACAAGATTCCTACTGCTGCCAACAGGATAACCCAAGGCAATTAACCGTTGATGGTCGGGTTCCATATCCGGATTCCATCGAGTCTTTAAAACTTCCGGCGTATCGGTACGGTAATTGTTGGGCTTGGTCATGCCAGGCGGAATAATGCCGCCTTCAGGAGTCTGAAATTTAGGGCTGGGCAAAGTTCCGAAGCCAAGCGTCTTAGGCGGATCCGGTCGTTCCGTATCCATCAGCGGGAATTGTGGCTTCAAGCCAAATTGATAGAGTTCAAATGGCTTTCTTTGGCTAGCGTTTGATCTTGTTGAGTACATTAAAAGCCTCGCCTGTTGAATTCGCCACCAAACACGCCTTGACCGGGCATCTGATAAGAGTAGGGCGATCTATCAGTTCCAAGCAATCCGCCGTAAATTGCAGCCGAATTCATCGCATTGTTATAAAACTGCGGGCTATACGGTCCGATATAACGAGGCGTGAAATCAGAGAATTGCATTGGCAAAGCGTTACCACCAAAGGACATTGCCGCCGGTGGCATTTGCGGCCAGTTGATTGGTGAGTTATATCTATTCATATCCAATTGCCGATCCGGCTGATTTCGTTGATATGGGCTATATAACCCAGGTTCGCGCTGACGAAACATAATATCGCCAGCACCAGGGCGGGCATGGCTAGAACCCTGTGAGGTGCCATTGATTCCCAGGCTGCTAAATCCCCCCGGCCCGGTTGTCGCGTTATAGCCTCTGGCTGTGCCAGTGCTGCCAAATGGCTGTCCATAAGGAATTGAACCGCCGGGACCACCAAGATAAGAGCCGCTGCCCATCGGGCGACCGCCGTTATACGGATTACTGAAAGCGCTGGCTCTATTTGCATCGCTTGGCGCTGTGGTCGATTGATTTCGAACAATGCCACCGCCCGGATCCATGTTGATCCCGCCACCAAATGAAGTACCAGCGGGGGAAAGCTGTTGGAGTCCAGCCCATCTCTGACCGCTGTTATATCCGGTTCGATTCTCGTAATTGCTGCCCAAGATTCCGCGCATGATTCCATCAAGATCAAGCGTTCGATTTGTGTCAAGCCTGGCGGTTTCGTTGTATTTGTCCCAAGGCGTTGAATACTGCGGCATCGTGAAAAATGAAGTTCCCTGACCTGTGGCCCGGATGCCGGCATATCGATCAGCTTCATTTTTGATGTTGTTGATCTGCCAGTCACCCATTCCGGGAAGCCCTAGATTTCTTCTTCTCAAAGCTTCTTGATACTGAGCATTCATGAGCTGTTCCATGATTGCCGCGTCATCGCGGTTTGAAATCATGCCGTTGCCAGTGACTCCGCTTTGTCCATAGTCCCAGGCACTTTGAGGGCGGGCGTAACTACCAAAGCCAAACATTAGAAGCCTCTCCCGAAGATTCCATTAATCAGCCCTGATCCGAATTGACCAATTGGAGATTGAGCGATTCCCGATCCAAATTGAGAAAACACGCTTGGCCCTTGCTGTATTGGAGCGCCGGCGAAAGGTTGCGAATATGTTGGACGGAAGCCAGCTTGAAGCAAACCTAAACCGGCTTGCCCAAATTGACCGATCCGTGCCATGCGCTTCTCTCTTTCTTCGCGTTCTCTTTGCTCGGCTGCCAAGGTGCCTTCGGTTGAACCGCTAGCCAGTCCTCCCTCTCCGTTGAAATAACTTGATCGAGCTGCAATCGTTCGGTTGTATGCGCGATCCATTGCGTCTTGGGCTGCGTCTTCAGCCATCCGGGCGCCTTCAGCCTTAAGGGCCGCTTGCTGAGCTGCGGCGAATGTGCTATTGCCCATTCCCCGATCACCAAAACCAACAGCTAGATCGGCGCTTTGGGGGTTTACTGTTGAGCGCATAACATCGGCCCGGGCTCGTTCGCCTTCAGCTCTTCCGAGATTCGGACGTAGCTGCAGATTGCCGGGCAACATCCCGCCGCCAAACATCATCATCATGTAACGCTGTTGCTGATCAGCGATTAGCCGGGGATCGTTTGCGGCTCCAAGGGTTCTTCCAAACATCTAGCTTCCTCTCCTTGTTCGTTTTGAACCGGAAGCTCCCCTTCATCCTGTTTCTTAATTTCGATTATTTCAACCGGTGATTCACTCAATGCCGGGTTCAATTTCTCCATTAGGAGCGTATCCACCCAGCGATTGCCAATCAATCTATTCATTTCCCTGGTTCCGACTTTTCGGAATTTCTGACTTTCAAAACAAGCAACCACATAGTCATTACTAGCCAATGGCTCCGCTTCGATCTTGTGATAACCCTGTTCAAACATCCGGGTAGATACAAAGTCAATCAGCTCTTCCAGGTCTTCCATATCTTCCGAATATAGAAGCCATCCGGTTAAGCGTCCATCGAATGCAGCATGAACCGCGAAATGATTATCAGTGCTGAGATAAAGATCTCCGACATTGATCAGTCTCAACAAAAAATGATCAACATCATCAAGGAATTCCGCGCCCATTAAAAGCTTTAGGGCTGGTTCCAGCCTGTTTAGGTCGGCTTCAAGCTTCTCCATCCGTGCATTTTGCAAAGCTTCCGGCGCCTTCATAATGGCATCTTGACTAAATTTCTGTACTTTCATTATCCACTTCCACCACATCCAAAGTTTCTACAGGTTCCAATTCTCGCTTATCCTGAGCCACCGGCGGCGGTACCAATTGATTAACCTTTGCTTGGGCTGATTCGATTGTCAGGATTTCCAACTTTGGTTCCCTGAATGCCGAATCTTCCAACAAGCGCATATTTCGGCGGGCTGCCACCTGGCGGGCGTCTGATACCGAGAGCTTACGGGCGGCATCAACGGCGGCTTCTCGGCTGAATTCTCGATTGGCTATTTCTTTCGGGTCTAGCTTCTTGGCTGATACCATGGCTTTCTGGGCCTTATCCAGCAGGAAGCCGACCGAATTGGCTTGACCAATTGTGATTTCTCCGGAAAGCATTGAGCGCAAAGCCCAATCAGCGGTAGCAACAACATCATGCAATGTGCGGATCGGAGTCTCGATCAGGGTTATTGCCGCCTGCTTTGCTTCTTCAGCCTTATCCTTCAGGGTTTGCTTTTCAGCTACTTTCTTCGGATCGTGAACAATGCAATGGCTGGCTAGTGTGCCATCTGCGTTTTTAAGCTTGGCTCCGCGGCAGGCTGCGCCATCCGCCTTGATGAATCCACACCACATTTCAGGCGGGACCATGTAGGCGTTTGGATCTTTTCCTTTCTTCTTCCTGATTCTAACCATCTAATATTTTCTGTATCTGTTCTCGGGCGATGTCTGGATCTTTGCCGACAAAATTACACCAATCAATCAATTGTTCAGATTCGATCCAGTCTCTTAGGGCGTCTTCTTCCGCGTCGAGCTCCGCCTGGGGCGTTGCTACTCCGGGTTGGAATTTGCGGTTCGGGGTCTGGGGATCCTTGATGTTTCTTGCGTCTCGATTCGCGTGATGCAACAGAACCAGGACCAACTTTTGATAACCGTCTTCTATTCTTGCGTTTCTGAAAATCTGACCCACAGCGCGATCAGAGAATTTGTGATTCATTTAACCATTTGATTCCTAAATTTGCCACCACATTTGATACCATCATGCTACAATGGAAAGTTCGAAAGACGGCTTTTCGGAGGCAAGAAATTTCAGCAAACCCCTAAATACCGCCAAATTTTGTTGCCAGAGGCTTTCCTAATTGATTGGGAAAGTCTTTTGGTTTTGAATAGTATTTATGCCCTACAAGACCCAAGAGCAGCAAAACAAATACGTTCGTGAGGTCTGGTACCCTCGCAATAAGGCGAAGCATCGGCAAGCAGTAAAACGCCAGAAGGCGGCATATGCACGGAAGTACAAGGAATTCAAGGAAGGGAAGTCGTGTGCTGATTGTGGTGGCAACTTCCCACCAGAGGCAATGGATTTTGACCACGTTCGCGGCAAGAAATTATTCACACTTGCTCATGCTATATCAAGACAAATAGCATGGGCTAAGTTCTTAGCAGAATCAGAAAAGTGCGATTTGGTTTGCGCCACATGCCACAGAATTAGAACTTTAAACCGGCGTCAAAAGATTTAAATCGGGGGCTTTCGTGTTCTAACGCTGCTCTGTCAAGCGACAGAATAGGCGGAATTGATAAGATCCTATCCTGCTGGCGATAGATGACCTTCGACCTGAATGATTCCCTTTCTTTGGGGGAGTGCAATAACATTCGTTGCGAAGTCTTCGGTCTTGAGTTTGAATTGCAGCCTTGATCCATCGCGCATAAACAATTGCGGATAGGTTCGGCAAACAACACCTTCAGCGATCACGGTTTCGCCGGTATTCTTCAGGGCAACAGTTGAATTCATTCCCTTTCGGACCATCGGAATGATTTCCTGAAGGGTCAGGAATCCTTTCAACACTGGCGCCGTCTCGATTCCGAAGTGTTCCCCGACGCCTCCCAATTGATCCGGTTCGAGCCAATATTTCTCTTTCACCCAAGCATCAAACAGGGCGAATTGTTTGCGTCTGGCCAGATTACCGCCGCCGTTGATGCCAGGACCGTAGCCTTCACCAAAGAGCGTAACCGGATTATTGCCAAAGGCTTCCTTCATCTTCTCAACAGTGAATTTCGAATCAAGGAATTCGATCAGATCTTTTGGAAGACTATCGGGTCCGGTCTGTTTCCGGCTGCCGTAGATTACCTTTTCTTGATCGTTGTCCCAGTGAATTCGAACATTTTGCCCGTGGATTTTTTCCGAAACCACCCAATGAGTGACTAGATCGAATTCGCGCCGGCGGATTTCTCCGTTTACCTTGTTCGTCTTTGGATCTCGATTAAACAGACTTTCAACTTTCGGATATTCAAGCATGTTAATTACCCCAGAGCATGACAGGGCGGGCAAGCGGGCGGGCTGTCATATAGGGCTGAAATATGTGCTCAGCCTCTTCGCGCTTCTTTTTTGCGTCCTTGTAGGCTTTGCCAAGAACGGTCAGCTTCTCCAAGAATTCTTCGTATTTCATTGAAGAATTGAATCCAAAGACTTCGCGCATTTCACGACCACGGGCATGATTGAGCGATTCCCAATTATGGGCATCTGCTCTAAGCGATGTGACCTGAGCTCTTAGATCTTTGATTTCATTTCTCAATTTGGTCATTCGTTCATTGACTTTGACCAATGCCTCACTAGGCTTTTCATTGCCTTCGGCGCCGATCATCTTGTTGACTAATTCAAGTTCTGCAGCCATTTGAACGGCCAAATCTTCATTGAAGCCTTTCAGCTTCGGCTTTCCTGTTTCATCTATGTCGAGAATATATCTCATTCGTGTTTAATCCCATAAAGTGATACCGCTTATGGTGGCATTCGATTTGATTGAATTAGGCGATTCGAATGATTAATTGATTGGCTTTTTGTTGACAAATAAGCTAATGGATGAACGACTCCCCCGTTCGCCAAAGAGAGCCGGCCCCACCAGGTCGGTTTTCTGATTTTGATTGAATTAGTAACTGCCTCGGGACGGTTCGAACGTCCATTAACGGATTCAAAGTCCGCTGTCCTACCAGTTAGACGACAAGGCAAAATTGGGCTGGATCCGAATCGAACGGATTTCTTCTGATCTTCAGCCAGACGTGAGAACCATCTTCACCACCAGCCCATGGAGCCCGAGGCCAGAATTGAACTGGCGTTATCCGATTTTGCAGACCGGCGCTTGGACCGTCTCAGCTACTCGGGCATATGCAACAGATTGGATTCGAACCAATGATCGGGGTTAACCAACGACTTTACAGGCCGCGTCCTTGAGCCAGCTTGGATACTGTTGCAGATTTAAAAGCCCACAGTCGGAGTCGAACCGCCTCGGTTACTTACAAGGTAACTGCTCTACCCGGAGAGCTACTGTAGGCATAAATGGCGGTCCTGGCGGAATTCGAATCCGCGTTGTCAGCGCGGAAAACGCGGCATCCTAGGCCACTAGACGACAGGACCATGAGCGGAATTTACTCCGCCGGCAGTTCAAATACTGCCGCTTTGTTTTGCCACATTGAACATTCTTCAAGCTTGGTTACTGCCAGAGCGCGGCATCTACCGGGCGGCAACAACGCCATTTGAAGATCGTTCAATTCTTTGCATTTAGCGCGAAGCTGATTTAGAACGTCCAATTGTTTTTCAGATGGTCTGTTATATACGAACGGATCTTGATTCTCTGGCATGATTTCTATTTCCTTTGGCGCTGGCTGCTTAGACTCGAACTAAGAACTTCGATTTTGGAGATCGACCGGTTACCAATTACCTCACAGCCGCAAATTTGGCCAGCCCCCAGAATTTCACTGAGTCGCAGGGCTCAAAGGCCCGGCCGGCATATTGGGGAAATCATCGTTTTTAGCGATCATTCTCTGCTTCCCTCCCGCTGTAATCAGCGGACGTTTAAAGGTAGTGCTCTTGAGGATGGGGAGTGGGTAAGCTCCCTATTTCCCATGAAGCCAGAGTCAACCGTTTAAATCGACCCTGGCATGATTGTTTATTCTTCCGTCAAAGAACAGGCCAATCAATTAAACCTCCCAGAAATCGGATCCCTCGTAGTCAGATCCGCTCGCTCAGTTTGTTTCTGGGCTCACTCATTCACCCTGTCAACCACGGGGTTACCTACGCCGCCCGGGGATCTAGTTATCCGTTTAACTCGGATAAAGTGAATGTTCATCACCAATTAATCTATCATCCAATTCGATCTGATACCGGCAGTGGTATCATTAAATCTTCAAGACGGACTGAGACATACACGAAACTCCACTAAAGCCGCCGGGAAGTAACTCACCCTGGCGGTTTTTAGTTTTTAGCGCATTGCCACTGCGTTAGTTTCGTCTTCGCCTGGTTCCAGCCATCGAACAAATTCACTATTCATTCGATAGCAAATATTGCACAACCCCTTTTCCGAGTCTTCAGCGGATTTCTCGCCAATCTCTTCCATGATTCCGCTTAAACACATACTAGATTCATTCAGTCGGAAATTGCAATCATGCTCGTCATAGTCGTCACCCATTTCAATGATGACGCGGATCGTAAGATCACAGACAGCCTTTTTCATTGTTTCACCCGCGACAAGGACAGCCGAAGATTTTGATCCACTTTCTGGCCTCTTCAAGCTTTTCTGATTCGTATTTATCCAATGGCTCATAGACATCGGGCGGCATCAAATCGAAGACCGTTATCAGAGCCTTAACACCCTCTTTCAGATCGTCAATTTCTGCTGCCATTTCCCGGCGATCTCGGAGCCAATCAGACATTATGCGATTTGCTCATTTCGGCTTAGTGATTGAATATAGTTTTTCAATTCGGAAGAATATGAAAACCATTCACCCTTAATGCGAAGATGCCGAAACCGATCATGCAAAACAGATTCATTCTCGCCCCCAGGAAGTGTTGCAACGATCTCTAAATCATTAGCGGATCCAGTTTTAAGCTGCTGCAAACGACGATTAGGGTGGGATGATCTACCGATCTTAATTCTGTTGCTTTGCTGATCGAGAATGAAATACGTAAAATCCATCGAGGCCGCAGTCGCATCAAAATCATAGAGAAGACCAGAGCGCGCCTGAGATCTTCTCAGATTTCGCCTCCAGAGCCTATCTCTTACTCGTTTTTTTGCGCTACTATTTGGATCTTGCTTGTAGCAAACACAGCAACGGTATGAGGGATTATTTTTGCCCCCGCGCGGAAAGCATCCACTTGGTCGCACTTTGCCGCAACACTGGCGAGTGCCCTTATAACCATCACCACATCGGTGGTACACGCCACTCTGCATGTCATTGTTGATCATATACAACCCCCAAATGAACACGGATCAAGAGTGATCGGCGGGTTCATATCCGCCAATCTATGCTGCGCTTTCTGTCTCAAATTTCTGGCCAATTCGACCAGTTGATTAACAGAGAATGTCGGATCAACATGGAACGGAATCCGCTGGGTTTCCTCAACCCCGAAAGCCGAATATTTCAATTCAACCGAATAATCAAACAGATTATGTTGAATCGTTATCTTCTCGGACAAGTCAGAACAAACTGAATTCTGAACATATCTTTCCAACATGGACTGGAATCTACTAGCTACATCCATCTTTTAACCCCCTGAGAAAATAAAGAATATTTGTCATTTCTCGACAAACGATATGCTTATTAAGCTGCTCGGCTTCCTCTAGTACAAAATCCAACGACACGGTACGTTGACCAGCTTTCGCCACGAGCGGGACTCTTAAGACATTCTGTCGGTCGCCGTTAATCTCTGCGCCGCCTCCGGCTCGTTCCACTGATCAATTAGCTTCTGTTGTTTGCGAACAACATCAATCAATAGAAGCATTGGCAGAGCTAGGACATTATCGGGATGATCCGCATATGCTTGCTGTTCAGCGATGCGTTCCCACAGATTGAGGGTTTTAGATTCCATTATTGACCGCCAGCCTCCAAACGCGCCGCCGCTTCATCGATTTGACTAACAACAGCATCAAGCATATTCAACAATTGGTTGATGAATATGGATTTTATCTCGGATTGACTCTGAACAGCTTCAATCCCGCCAAGCCCCGAGATCCCATCCATCATCCGAAATAGTTCTTGCTTCTGCCTGAGATCAGCCATGATCGTATGCAATCCCTTCAGGGCTTCTTTCTGATCTTTATCCACTTGCCACCACCACCGGTACTAAATTTCAACACCACTGATGGTATCAACCAGAATCCTCAATCTGATCGAATTGAATTATTAAATTGGACTGTATATCTATTAGGGGGTGTCCCTTAGACCCCCGATCAGAAATTTGATGCGAATTTAGATCGAAATCGGAAAGTGATTCGATTCAATCGATTAGAGATGGATTGGAGATGAATAGAGCGATTTGAATGAACACCCCCGATCAAAATGACTTGCATATTCTGAGGCGGTATGAAGGGGCGAGCGCGAATCCCCCTGGGGGGTATACCCGGCACTCCAGCCGGAACGATCTGCCCTGGCCTTTAATCTCTGAACGGGTCAGTTGATGAGTGTTCCGAATCTGCCGAGAGTTGGACTCTATTTCAGACCGATCAGTCTGTTTTTCTGGTCGGTTTAATGTGCCGCTCCGTATCCAAATGACCGACCACTTCGCAACTATATCTTATTCATATCAATCCATTACGGTCCAGTGAATCAGTTCTTCTTGAACCAATCATTCCGTTCGGTTATCCAATCAGGATCTATATCCATTCGGTTCAGATGGGGTTTAGTTCCTTTCTCAACCAGTTCAGTTCTGATCATGTCATCGATGAGTTGATTCAGATGTCGTTGGATTGATCTATTCAAACAATCGATTAGCGGCTGTTGTGGCTTCCTGAGAGAAGCCTTTAGATCATCGAAGGCTAGTTCTATCTCTTCGAATGAACAATCAAATAGAGCGCTTAGCGCTTGCTTCTGATAAGGATATAGATTAGACATCTTGATCTGGTTTTTCTGGATCAAGGAAATCGTAATCAGGATAAATATCTTCTGGAGTTAAAAGAGAACAGACGAACGGATCTGGACAGCAATGTCTGTTTAGGTGTTCGGCTTCCAGTTCTAGTTTGTGGATGCTTCTCAACCATGAACTTGTGATATCAGCTTGAGCTATCGATATATAAGTGCTGATTGCTTCCAATTTCTCAATTCGTTTCATTAGATGGAAATAGAGAACAAGCGAAGCGAATATGAAGCAGATTGAGAATTCCATTAGAGATCTGTTCCTTCAGAGAATGAGTTTGGTTGGAAATCGCATTCGATGACATTGACGTTCATCGTAGAATCCCAGATTGTTTGAACATCGTTGATCAATGAGTCGGTTGTATCCTTGAGTTCATCGATCTGATCTTTGAGACAAGCTGATTCAATCGTTTGAGCGATTGCATATATCAGGAAGGCAATTGAGAGAATTGAGACTTCAATCATTAGCATTCATCGCTCCCGCAAATTGAACAGTTGTAGTCGCTTCGTTCGGAAGCTGCATAATCATCATTTTCATGTCGAGTTAAATGTGATTGAACAGTTTCTTCAAGCGCTGTGAGGCGCTGTCTGATTTCTTTCAAGGATTTGATTATTCCTAGAAGTCGTTTGATGATTCTTGGCTGTTCAACCATAGATTCTCAGTCCTTGAATAATTGAGAAGATATACAAATGGTATTGGATGCAATACCAGAGAATTCTTTGAATGAAGAATGGATTTAATCGATAACCCATTTGTTCTCAATGATTCTCTTGATCGGGAATGCTGCAGCTTTTACATGCGGTGGGATAACTGGAGGGATTGGAGCTGGCAGCTTGTCGTCATCCTCTTCATTGCTGGCCGGCTGTTGCGGTTCGGGTTGTTTAACCGCAGTAGTAGTCGTCGTCGATTGGCTTCGGTTCAGCGTTGGCTTTGCCTGGTTCTTTTTTTGCTGTAGCAGCTTCGTGAAGAACTTGGTAAAGATAATACGCTTTTTTGTCTTTGGGCGGTCCTGAGTGGAGCTTGATAAACATTTGGTCGAGTCGTTGTTTTGCATTGTCTCTTACTTCCTGGGGATATTTGTATTCATCTGACGGATCAGAGGGTTTAGGGTCTGAGCTTCTTCTGGAATAGTTCGAATATTGATAGAAAGGCATAGGCTGTGAATGTGATCGAGGTGAGAGTGAGAAGAGGAATGAAGAAAAGAGGTTCAGACATCTACGCCACCAATAGACAATAGGTTTGCTTCCTGTTTTCTCTGAGCTTTCGGTACTGTTCAACATAGGTTCCGGTTAGATATAGATCCCAGTATTTCTCATCATGGTCCGAATGAGGGATTTCCAATTTCATCTGTTCAACAGCCTTGTGTAATTCAGTCAAATTGAGAATGTCTGAATTCAATATTCTGTATCTGCAGCCGGAATTGGAAGCTAACATGATCTGTCTCGGTTGAAGGCTGTTGGATATGAATAACTCACATCGATTGAATTTGTCCTCACCAAAAACAAGATCTTCCATTTGCCACCACATTCAATACCATTGATTCCAATAGTCTATTTGACCATTGTTCGATTCAGTCAATGTTCGTTCATTAAATGATGGGTATATCGATTTGATGTGGTGTTGGATCTGGTGTCATTGATCGATATCCGATTGAAGGAATTGATTGGGAAATTGATCGATGGTAAAAAAGAAAGCAATCACACCTTTTGCATTTCAGCTTGGGAATAATGTGCGGATAAGCACCAAAACATATCCGCCACAGCCACAAACAGCCTACTGATACTTTAAGGTTTATATATGTGAGCCAAAGGGGAAGACCACCAGCTCCACATGGACTAAACATACAAACGAGCACATCCCTTTTTTATTTGTCGAGTTAACAAATAATTGGTTGATAAGCTGTCGCTTACTCATGATCAGAAGCTTTGCTTGGAAGCGCGGCATATGCTTGCCAGGCGGCCAGACCAAATGGAGTGGAAGAAATCAAGACGTTGCAGTCTGATTGATAAACGAGCTCTGTCTGGTACTAAATGTGGTGATTGCCAATTGGATATATCGGGCAAGATGGCCCGTTATGATGTCGGTCGGCTGAAGATGCTTTGTCTAAAATGCGGAGCCAAGAGAATTTAGTAAAGGTTCAACGCCTTCATCTGTTCAAAAAATGCCAATTGTGTCTGATTGACCCTTTGATCTTGTATGGCCTGAAGAAATTGAATTTGATTGATATGACCAGGTTTCAGGCTAAGAGCTGCTGCCTGTTGCTGCATCTCATAATCCCGGCGCTGGCGGGCGGCAATCGAACATAGCTCAGCCTGTTTCTGCCAAGCGGCGATTTCCTCTGCCGTTGGTCTGGTTGTCCACCATTGGGCGCATAGACAACAGAAGAAATCTCTCAAATCGAGTGCCCACAGTGTATCCATTTCACACCATGGGCATTCAATACCGCATTTCTTGAGGGTCGTTAGATCAATATCTAACGCTTCAATTTGTCGCGTTGCTGCGCCCTCCGCTCATTCCGGCAACATTTGCATATAGATTCCAATTTGTTTTTCTTCCGATTCTTGTTCGCTCGATAGAAGAAATCCGGGCTCAGTGGCAATTCTTCGCCACATTGGCCGCGGCATTTTTGGATCTGCTCAGTCATCAGTCATGCCCTCAAAATCATTATCCAATTCGTGAACATATCTCATGGTTGTTTTGATGTCTCGATGTCCAGCGAAATTCTGAACGGTGAAGGCGTGAAACTTCCGCTTGACCAATTGTGTGATCTTCGTATGTCTGAAGATGTGAGTTCCGATTGGGAAATCAAGCCCAGCTACTTGGCCGGCGCGCTGAACGATCCTGAATACGGCTCTCTCTTCCAGGTGCCCGCCGGTCAGTGACTTGAATACATATCCGCGATGATCCGCCAGTCTATTCAATGCCGCAATTTCATCATCAGCCAGCGGGTGAATGTTTGGCTGTCCACCCTTCGACCGATAGATATAGATCTCTTTGCTTTCCAGATTGATTTGCGACCAGTGGAGCGTACAAAGTTCATTGTTCCGGAGTGCATGACGATAAGCGATCAGGATCAGGCAATAGTTCCGTTCGCCATAGTGCCCGGTCTTGCGGGCTGCCTCAAGAACCCTTTGGAGCTCTTCGGGCGTCAGCGTCCGGCGTGGGTCAACGTAACCTTCTGAGCCTCGTCCCTTCCTGCCGCCAAATTGTTTTCTCTTCGGTTCAATCGGTTCAACCACTGTCATGACTGCGCTAAATGCGTTCTCCTGTGGAACAAGTGAAAGTGATTTTTGATTGATCGGAACCACATTAGACATGATAATTTTCTCCTGGAAATTCGACAGATTCGGATAATTGGTCGATTAAATCGATTAATGGCTTGTTCTGAGCCCGGAGTTCTCGGGCTGCTTCCTTGGCGATCTCTTCAAGCTTGTCCGACAATTCGAACAGGCAAGCCGACAGCCAGACCGGATAAGGGCGGCCCAATTCGTCGTAAGCGTCAGCCCTGGTGCAAACGAAAACAGCCAATTCATCCCGGCGGCTGGATTCCTTATCCCTCGCCAGGTTGATCAGTGAATCCGTTGACATTTGATGGAGCGGAATGTTCTCCGCGCGGAGCGGATTAAGGATCTCTTTGTTTACTCTCATTGGTTAGCCCCTTTGTGTTATGTTGTTTCGGCGGGTTAGCCCCGCCCGGTGGGTGTTCTCAGCACCCCCGGCTTTTACTTTTTGATTTCCTCCTGGATGAAAGCCTGAATAGCCTTCGCAGATAACTGATCTGATTTCTGTTTTTCCATAATGTCCAAAAGTCGTGAGAATGCCATCAGGACAGCTTTCTTGGTTGCCTGCTCGATTGATTTCGGTTCGGCGACTTTAGCCCTCGGCTGTGCTTCGCCGGACATGGAATCTCTCAGGGTATCACTCACAAACTGAGACAAGCTCCGGCGCTCCGCCGTGGATTTGTTTCGAGCCCAATCAAGAACATCTTGGTCTAGCGACAAAGTGCAGGACAGCTTAACCACCATTAAGACCTCGTGTAATGTAATGCATGAGCTTATATTATCATGTAATGCATTCGCTTGTAATGTAATACATGAGGAATTAATGGGATTCGTTTTATGCACTATTGTCGATTAATGGATTCAATTTAGCGTTGTAGTCAATCACTACGTCACGTCGGTCAGAATCAGCGAATCGAGCATAAATTTCAGTTGATTGAGTCCCTGAATGATTGAGCAATTTCCCGATTAGTTGGAGTGGACAGCCTGACTGTGCCAGATGACTGGCAAAGGTCCGGCGGAGATCATGGATTCGGATATGATCGAGCGCTGCCCGGCGGCGGATTCTGTTCCATGCGTTCCATACTGTTGACGTGTTTAATGGTCGGTTCGGATTGCCACCGGGAAAGATATAGGGGCTTCGGCGCGGAAGGCTATCCAATAGGGCCATTGCCTCGATGCTCAATGGCACATAATGAGGGCGCGCGCTCTTCGTCGTTGGAATCCTGAGTTCTTTCCTGTCTAGATCCAAATCTTTCCATTTTGCATTTAATAACTCACAGCGCCTTAAGCCGGTCATCAGATAAAGCCAGAATAGAACGCGGTATTTCTTGACGCGGACCTGATTGATCGCGATCGCCAGTCGTTCCAGTTCACGGCCTTGATGAACGAAATCATCACGGCTCTTTTCTGGAAAGGGTTTGATTCCTTCGGTTGGGAGTTTCTGATCTTCTGGGTAATGCCCCCAAATCTGCGCTTCCCTGAACATCTTTGCCAATTGCTCCAGGGCTCTATTTGCCGCGTAAGGCTTGCCGGCTCCAATGGATGAATGCCAGGCCGCTATTTCCGGGCGCTTGATTGTCGTGATTTCCCTTCCCGCAAATACTGGAATCATATAGAGCCTGATTCGATCTTCGTCTTGCTTCCATGTCTTCTTTCTTGCCCTGGCGTAATTTGACATATACAGATCACAGAACTTTTCAAAAGGGATTCCTGGGGGTGCCGAGTTTCCAAACAAATCTAGTAGGGCGCGCTTGAGCGCGTCCATGTTAGGTTCGGTCATGCTTCCGATGCCTCCAAATGCCCACTCCATCTAGTTTGTGGGATTTCGGACAGATCCAATAGGACGCTTACCCCGAAAAAAGCCCAGTAAAAACCCTAGAACCTCGTCACAGCCTGCATTTTTGGCTATGTTTCGAGTCCAGGATGGCCCATATTTTCAAACCAAAAGGGAGAAATCCCCCTATATGGAATGTTATATATCTATCAGACATTCCGCGAATAGTCCATTAAAATAATCAAGAGGACTGAAACGCATGGCAGGTAAATCATCAAAGGAAATGCATCCGTTCATGGCAAAGCTGCTTAAGCGGGCAAGCTGTGAGACGCTTACCGACTTGTCAAAGCTTGCTGAAGAGAAGGGCCAGCCGATAGCGCGATCGACAATTGATACATACGCTTTCGATGGTCGCGTTCCGACATTACCGAATGCTAAAAAGCTAAGCTTGTTGACGGGTGTTCCGGCAATGAAGATCATGGAAGGATTTTCCGGACTTGATTTAGCTTCGTGAAATGAAGATTGATGCTGACCGGTTAATTTCAATTGCCATGCTGGTGGTCATTGGATTATGCGCGATTCAGTTTTTTCAGAAGCAGAACGCTCCGCCGTCTGCTAGAGAGCGCTTTCATTTATTGATCAGTCCTTTGGTAAGGGCTGATCGTTTTTTGCTTGATGCTTATACGGGTGATATCTGGCAGATAGTTCAGAGCGCCGAGGGAAGGCAGGTCTTACAGCGCGTTCCGTACTCCAGTGGAGGCGAAGAGCCACAATCGAACTTTGAAAGAATGTGGAATGAAAGTAAGCTTAACGGCAAGTAATCGGCATTTTTGCTGTAAAGCGATTGAAACATCTTTCAACCCATTGTAAGATTCTCTTCGTTATCAATCAGTCATCGATTTTGAATTGATACTGAATTTGGTGGCATCGGTTTAATCTTCAACTAAATTTGTCTACGGGACAGGGGCGCGGGCGCCTTGGTCCTAGGCTAACCCTTGCACTGCTAGACCTGTCCCGTCCACAGGCTTGGTTGATGATTGCCGATTTAATCTAGTCTTAAACCGAAATCGTAATTTTCAATCGATATGCTAGCCACTGTATTTGGTGGCGGTGGGAGTTTACATGCCTGAAGGAAAGAAACTATATAAGGTACTCGTCAGTGGTAAGAGCTGTTCCGGCGGTGACATGACGTGGGATCTTCCAAAGCAGCAAAAGAATGGCGACTATAAGGCGGGCAAGTGGATGTCTGTCGATGGTCCGATCATTCTGTGCCAAAGAGGATTGCACGTAACAACCCAACCTCTTAAATGGTGGCATAACACCAAAGACATTGAAGTCTATGAAGTGGAAGTTTCCGGCGAGAGCAAGCAGGACACAACTGACAAGAGCGCGCATGAATTTGTTCGACTGCTGCGCCCGATCGATGATGCAGAGTTCGAAAAGCTCTTTGGGGTGATCCTTATAAGGAAAGAGCGGAAGGCTGAGGTTATTGTAAAAGACGGGCAAAAAGCCTATGTCTACGCCAATGCTAAAGTCACGGCTTACGCCAATGCTAAAGTCACGGCTTACGCCAATGCTAAAGTCACGGCTTCCGACAATGCTCAAGTCACGGCTTCCGCCAATGCTAAAGTCACGGCTTCCGACAATGCTCAAGTCACGGCTTCCGACAATGCTCAAGTCACGGCTTACGCCAATGCTCAAGTCACGGCTTCCGACAATGCTAAAGTCACGGCTTACGACAATGCTCAAGTCACGGCTTACGACAATGCTCAAGTCACGGCTTACGCCAATGCTAAAGTCACGGCTTACGACAATGCTAAAGTCACGGCTTACGACAATGCTGTAATCGTATTGCCTCAAAGATATTATTGGATGGGTGATCCGGAGAATGTCACCCTTGCTCCGAATTCCAAGGCTGTTCTTATTGATCAGCGTGGAAGTCAGACTGTTGTAACTACCCCTGGTGGCATTCTCGTTCCGGCTAAATAGCCGAAAGGATTCTAAATATGGAAAGAGTAATTTGCAGAGGTCGCAAGCGTTGCATTCAAGAGGGCGTGGTCCGCGTTTCCATGAAATGCTCGATTGTAGCGAAGGGTAAGGCTCGCGTTTTCGCAAAAGATAATGCGAAAGTGACGGCGCTAGATTCAGCTGTCGTGAATGCATATGACAATTCCGAAATCACTGCCTATCACAATTCGAAAATCAATGTATATGGCGACGTCAAGATCATCAAGAAAGATCCAGGCGTGAAAATCTTCGTTGGTTTCGGCAGCCCAACAATTGTTTTGGATTTGGATCATGAGAGGTCGACAGTCGATGGGGAGCGAAAGGCTAAAAGAAGAGTGGCGCCCGTGGCTAAGCCGTGCGCTAAAAAGCGAAGCGGATCTGGCTCGGGAGGTTCATCGCCAAAATCTGGAAATTGCAAAGCTAAAAGCAGATGCGGAGTCAAAACAAAAGGTAATCGTTCGCCAAAGAGCGGAAATCATAAGGCTAAGGGGCGCCGCGCCGCCTAAGCAGGGAGTTTTAGTTAGTTAGATACACATGCAATAGGAGTTTGTATATGCCGAAGAAAGTTCTGATCGCGTTGCCGCCGGCAATGTTGGAACAGGTTGATTTCATTGCTCAGCATGAGCACAGAACAAGATCTGATCTGATAAGAGAAGCGCTCCGCCGTTATCTGGATAATTTCAGAAGACAGCAAGGCGCTGCCCACCTGGCAGTAAGCACGATGGAAGTAAACGAACCCTGCGTTCCGACGCTAAGTTAGAAACAAAATCAGTTAAGTGGTGGTGGAAATGGTAACAAAGGAAACAGAAACGACGGGTAACGCGCTAGTGCAAGCGCTGGCGCGCGCCCGTAAAAATTTCAAAGAAATTGAAAAATCGGCGGTCAATACTTTTCATAAGAACAAGTACGCCACATTAGATGATGTCCTGAACGCAACAGTCCCGGCGCTGAGCGCTGAAGGGCTGGAAATTCTGGGGCTCGGGGAAGTTCCTCCGGTGTCGGCGCTTCAATTGCTGGTCACAACACTGATCCATCATCCGACAGGTCAGCAGGTCAGATCCGAATTCAAGATCCCTGACGTAAGCGATCCTCAGAAGGTTGGCATCTGGATAACGTATCTTCGCCGTTATTCGGTCGGCGCTCTGTTGAATGTCCTGGCGGAAATGGACGACGACGGAAACGGGGCAATGATTGAGCGGGCTAAGACAGATCCGAAGCCTGCCCAAAACAAGCCGGCTGGGAATTCTCCGCCGAAGAAAACCGGGGAGCCGGGCATCGACGGTTACAACAAGCTCTTGAAAGAGTTGAAGGTTCTGACATCAGATCATGGCGCTGATCAGATTCTCTTTCCTCTTCAATCGATGTCCGGGCTTGATCCAACCGATAAATTTCAATCGATTGAACACAAGGAAGCCTATGTTTTGAAATCATGCCTTCGCTCGAAAGGCGTTGAATTCAGCAAAGATCCGGCGGCTGCCGTTGGATTGACTCAGGCTATCTATGACGAATTCTCAGATTACTTCACTCAGTTGCCCTAATGGACAAGCTTAATGATCTGTTCGGGCCGTCAAAGGATGAGCTGATCGCCAATTATCTATTTCAATTGGATAGATGGTTGAAAGCTGATCCGAGATCCCAGGAAAAATCAGACGCCCTGAAGGCGAAAGAGGAAGCTGTTAAAGCTCTGGCTGATGTGGGATTGGCGCCCGGACAGGTCGATCAAGTTACCGTTTTTACTCTCAAAGGTTTAGAACATGAAATTGATTCTGGCTCTAATGGTATCTCTAGTGGTGGCGGCATCGCCGGCGCTGGCGTTTGATTGGAAAGATCATCCGATTCTATGGAAATCAACGGCAGTTGTACGCAAGCCATACAATCTGATCAAATCGGTTGCCAAAGTCTCGGCGGATAAAACAACCACGGTTGGTGTGAAAACAAAGAAATCAGGCGGCTGGGTCTGCGACAAGACCGGCATTAAATGGGCTTGGCAAAAATTTGATACAAAGCTTCAGGCGGCTTGTAAGCGGGTGGAGCCGTACAACGGCGGGATCTCGTTTGTGGGCGGATCGGCTCAATTGGTTAACGCATTTCTTACGGGATTCCTGAAGTAATGCCCGGCCGGCGTCGTAAAGCCCTGAAGGCATTGATGGACTGTGAAACAGTTCGGCTTGGGAAGAATGAAGGGCTTGATCGTCCGCTCAATTTCATTTTTCGATTGAATCCAGTGGCAAAGGGAAGAGCCCGGGCCGGAATCACCAAGGCGGGTGGCATTTTTACAACGACGCCAACCAGAACCCGCAACTATGAGGCTTTGATCAAGGAAGCAACAGCGCTGCAGTATCCGAATAGCGCTCCGCTGACCTGTGAATTAATTGCGTATATCAATTTCTTTATGGAGAACCGCCGGCATGGCGACATCGACAATTTAGCCAAAGCAATTCTTGATGGAATGCAGGGCGTTGCATTCGTGAACGATAAACAGATCAAAGGGCTTCATATGGAATTGTTTTTCTGTAATGAGGAACCATGTGGAAGCCCAAGAACAGAAGTCATTTTGTCGAAACGACAACCACCAACAGGAACCGAATTCAGTGAATGAGTTAGATGAGAAGCTTCCCCCGTGCGCGGTTGATGCTGAGCAAACTGTATTAGCTTCGCTTTTGATCTGTCCTGATTTTAATTATCGGGTGACCGACATTCTGAAGCCTGGGCATTTTTATCGCAAGGCGCATGGCGAAATTTACTCGACCATGTTGGAAATGCTGGCGGATGGAATTCCGATTGACCTTGTTACAACATCTGAAAAGCTGAGAGATAAGGGAATGCTGGATAAGGTCGGCGGGCGGCAATATATTGTTGATCTGGCGATGTCTCACGTGTCAGCCCATGGCATCGAATATATGGCAGACAAAATCATTCAAGCTGCCAAGGCTCGAGAGCTGATCAATATCTGTTCCGACACTATATATAAAGTCTATGACTGCAATCCGGAAGAGATGAACGAATTATTGGCTTCGGCTGAAAAATCGATTGGTCAGATTGGTGTCAGCCACCTGAAGGATAAGCCGCGGCCGCTATCAACGATTGTTCCGGAAGTTTATAAGGATCTTCTTGATCAATATGATTCGAAACAGTTACCAGGCATTCCCAGCGGATTCCCGGCGCTTGATGAGCTTACAAATGGATTTCAACCGGGCGATCTGATTACGCTGGCGGCTCGGCCGGCGATGGGGAAAACTTCACTGGCTTTGCAGATTGCCAAATACGTCGCTTCGATTGGATATATCCCGGTTTTTTTCAGCCTGGAAATGGACAAGAAGAAATTAGTCCGAAGAATGATCAGCGCTGATTCTGGTATTGATGGCGTATCACTTGCACGCGGAGCGCTGCAAGATGATGATTGGACAGCCTTAACAGAGGTCGTTGCCGAACTTGGGGAATCCAAGCTTCATATCTCTGACAATTCTTCCGCTACTGTGGCGGAAATAAGCGCCAAGGCCAACAGATTAAAGGCTGAGCTGAAAGGGCTTCACTTGATTGTTATTGATTACGTTCAGTTGATGAAAGGTATTAGCCGGCGCGGGAATTCGGATCCGAATCGAACGCAAGAAGTAAGCGAAATTACCAGAGGCTTGAAGCTTCTGGCGCAATTTTTGGAAGTACCAATTTTGGCTTTGTCTCAATTGAGTCGAGCCGTTGAAATGCGGCAGAACAAGCGGCCAATGCTTTCCGATCTCCGTGAAAGTGGAAGTATCGAACAAGATAGCGATTTGGTTCTATTCATCTATCGAGATGACTATTACAACCAATACAGTGATAAGCGCGGCGATGCTGAAATTATTGTTGCTAAAAACAGAAACGGCCCGACCGGAACCGCTGAGGTTCGTTTCGATGCAGCTAGAACGCGGTTCACAAACAAAGGTAAAACGCATTAATGATCAAACCAAATCAAGATAGGGTAGTTGTTCAAAAGATTGAAGCGTTGGCGCAAACCGCCGGCGGGATCTTTATTCCAGACCAAGCACAAGAGAAGCCGCAAACCGGCAAAGTATTGGCGATCGGTCCTGGTCGTCGCCACGATGATGGTCAGGTTCATCCGGTTCTATTGGAAGTCGGTCAAATTGTCGTCTTCCCGAAACATGCCGGCGCTGAGGTCAGATTGAAAGGAGTCGATTATTTGATCCTTTCTGAAAGGGAAGTGTTGGGAACAATCGAGAGCGAAGAATAATGAAATTTCAAGTCACTCTGAAAGATCCCGATACATTTGACGATGCGGTCAGAGAAGCTGCCCAAACATCACTAGCCCAAATTGAAGGGCTTGATGATGATGAGCGCGAAGCGCTGATGTTCAATCGAGTTCAATCGATCAAGAGCAAGTGCGGGCGATGGTTCAAATATGGCGAATATCTGACGGTTGAATTAGATACCGAAGATGGATCAGCCAAGGTTGTTGAAACTAAATAGTTAGCGGAAGTCTGAATGATCGCCACCGCCTTTGGTGGCGGTTATATCAGACAATAAAACATAATATATCTTCTCAGACGGATCTGATAATGCACGGAGTCTACTTCAATGAGTTCGACAAGTACCCCGCAAACTGGCTCAGGAACCTGTTTCCTGATGCTCACGTTGATGATCGGAGCATAAAGGATGTCAGATCAGTCGATACAACTGAATATCTTCGGTGTCACTTCTTCGCCGGCGTCGGTGGATGGGAGGCGGACGGAAGGAAATAACATCGCTTCAGGTGCTGGCGAAATCATTGGCGCCTTACCCGACTCCAACATCATTGAGCCCGGCGACAGACGAATACAACGAGGCTGGACAATCCTGCAACCTGGTAAAGATCCGCCATATCTTCAATGGGGCAACACCGCCATCATCTGCGGTGACGGAAAAGCCAGGCGCATTGAACCCAGCATTTTGCCGCTGGCTCATGGGATTCCCAATCGAGTGGGACGAATCCGCGCCTACGGTAACGCGATCGTCCCGCAAGTTGCAGCGCGATTTATTACCGCCTTCCTAATGGCGGAGCAAGATTTACTGAACTGAAATGAAACATAAGGCCGATTACATGACGTTGATAAATGAGGACAGCATGACCACCCGATATCAAGAAACAGAAGAAAAAATCAAGGCTCTCACATTCCAGACCTGGCTTAGTCAGCAACCAATCGAAACAACCATGAACCTTTACGCGAAGCTATATGACCAGCTTAAGGACGTTCTCGGTGAAGAACTGGAGCCGATTGAATCAGACTTTCGTGGTGCGATGGCTCAAGCTTTGCAGGATCATCATGATTGGGCTGCCGCACAAGATCCGAAAACTATGATGGAAATTTGTAATGGTTGCGCCAAAGAGACATGCGGATCGGGATATTGCGGGACCGACCATTGCGACGGCGTAGAGATACACGGCAAGAGGTTGATTAAGAGATGACCGCTACCGAAATCGACACTCCCGAATGGATAGACGATTACTGGATCGTCTGCCCGTGGTGTGGTTGTCCCGTCGAGGACGAGGGTTTTAACGATCAATCAGATGAGCCCTGGACGTGCGACCGCTGCGAGAAAGTCTATTACACGACGATTGAGACAAAGCGCATGTACACGACGAGGAAGGAGAAAGAAGCGTGAGTAACTTCACCCATCGAACAGTACAAGAAGCGAGATTGACTAACGCCTGCGACTTTTGTAGTGAGCCAATCCGCCAAGGCGCCCGATATGTAAAGTATCGCGGCTGGTTCGATAAAGCATGGCGAACTGACCGGCGTCACTTTGAATGCACTTCGGAATTTTTAAGAGCCGCAAAATGCGACGAATGCAAGGGCGGGCTAAACCTTCCAGAAGAAGACGGGTACGTGCATTGCACCTGTTAGGCGAGTAGTCAAGAAAACATAACATCTGTTACCGGAAGGATCTGATAAGGGGATAAACACGGTCACTGCAATGAATATCAGCCGCACTTTTCACTTTCCACAACCCGACACATGGTCAATCAAGCCAGTGTCGGAACTCCTTGATCGCACCTTGAAAGGTCGCCTGGTCACTGTCGATCCAATGGCACGTAATTCGACCAGGGCGGTTTTTACAAACGACATTGACCCAAACACGAGCGCGGCAATGCACATGGACGCGGTTGAATTTCTTGAGCAATTGCACCGCGCAAACGTGAGAGCCGAGGCGATTCTATTTGATCCGCCATACAGCCCCCGCCAGATGGCAGAGCACTATCGCGCTGCCGGAAAAGCAGTGACCAGGGAAACCACTCAGAACGGACGCTTTTACAAACGAGTGAGAGAAGCGGCTGACAAAATTTTGCACGTTGGCGGAATTGTCATCACTGCCGGATGGAACAGCGCATCATTCGGACCACATTACGAAATGCTAGAGATTTTGATCGTGTCGCATGGCGGGGCGCATAACGACACGCTTATAACGGTACAGAAGAAAGCAAAGGAGGCGGGACGGTATGGCGATTAAACATAAATGGTGGGTTTTCAACGAGTTTAACAACATCCCCGAAGGTTTTGAAACCGAGGCAGAAGCGAACGAACATGCCAGATCTGAGGCTCTTGCGTTGACCGGCGAAACAATCCTGATCGCCAAAGTCGTAACAACAGCCAAAGCATCAGAGCCGCGGGTGCGATTCAAGAAGGAGGCGGGACGGTGAGCGAGCTAACAGACAGAGCGATTTTTTGTGTGACATACACCGCGCATGATGAAGAAAACGACCGCCACATTGTTGACGGTTATTTACTCGCCTGCACCGGTCCCGAACGCTTTCAATATGGCGACGGTCCGTCAATCTGCGCGTGGGATTTTGAGTCAAGAGAGTGCGGTGATGACATCGAGTCGCTGGGCGTCAAGCAGGACTTCATTGGCAAACGTGCTGGATTGTACCGCTGGACCGGATTTATTCATTACTGCCCAGGCAACCATTACGACTCAATATGTGATTGCGGACCAGAAATAATTGCCGATTCAATTGTGCCTGCCACAGTCGAAGATCTAATAACCTTCGGGCTGCTAATCCATGAAACATAATCAACATTCTATGACACTGAGAAATTATGAGACGAATTAACGATTTTTACCCAACGCCCGGAAGGGCAACAGAGATTCTTCTGGAGCTTTGCCCAGAGCTGCTTTGGTCGCCTGTTGTTTTTGAACCGTGTAATGGGAAGGGAGCAATTTCAGACGTAGTGAGGCGTTATCGTCATGTAGTCACGGCAGACATTGATCCGGACATGGCTCCGGATTATGTCGGCGATGCAAGATCTATCAGCCTTTATGACGCGGCGCCGTTGATTGATAAGCCTAAGAAATATTCGGTGATAACCAATCCGCCATTCAATCAGGCAATTGAGATTGTTTCAAATTTTGTTGAGCGGCAGTTACTCTGTGCTTTTTTGCTTCGCCTGTCGTTTCTGGAACCGACCGACAAGCGCGGGCGCTGGCTTGAAAACTGGGCGCCAAATAGAATTATTGTCTTGCCGAGAATCAGCTTTACCGGAGATGGGAAAACGGACAGCGTGACATGCGCTTGGTTTATCTGGGGAATTGAACCCGGTGAACTAACGATAGTTTCAAAAGAACGATTTAATCAGCCTTCACAGCAAATCAGATGCTAGATGAGAATAGAACTTGCATAGATAAGGTCAGATATCATTTCAAAGGCGAGGCAAAGGCCGCGGTTCGAAGTGGTATCAAAGATGGTTACATGCCGATCACGTCATCTATATACGTTTGTATCTTCTGTGGTTATTACCACAAGACATCTAGCCGGACGCTAGTTCCTCGGCGCTCCGCTGATTTTGTTCGAAAACAATAGAGCTTGGATTCTTCGGGCAGTGATCATTCTCGTTGCCATATCCAGGGTTCTCTCTGTCTTCATACAATTTGATCTCATTGCAATATTTACAACGAGAATTCCGCCATTCATGCAGATAGGTCATGATTTGCCGTTGCCGTTTTTTCTGTAAGAAACGACCAGGACCGCCGGCACAACACCAACGAGAATTAACGGGATCTGCTTGTCGATGTCCAAGGTTACATGCTGACAGGCGGCGATCGTTTGAAGAACCAGGATCAGGCCAATTAAAAGCGGAACGGCTATGCACATATGCACAATTCCCTTTCCTTTGCTTTCGGCCATGATCTCAATTGCCCTGGCTTGCGCCTTGGCAATGACCAATTCAGATTCGGCTTGATCGTCTTCAGAATTTGAAGGGCATACGTTGAGGGTCATGTTCGCTCACGGTGAGAAGGTAACCAAGGCAACCGCTGAGCAATAAGACCAACGCGCCAGACAAAAACCACATAAGATTAGCTTCGAGGATCATGCTACCGGCTCCTGATCAGCGGCTTTCGCCAATGCCGATTCCTGAACTTCCTTGGCCAATGCTTCCATTCGATGAAGGATATCTTTGAGGATCACAGCGGCGGCCTTGCCGTCTTCGATCAAAAGATCCTTGTGCTTCAGCATTCGTTCTGTGGCAAGCTCTTTCAGCTCTTCGGCTTTCTCTTGAATGTTTTGATACTCGGGCTTACCATCACCGTCAAGGTCCGATTTAATCGCTTCAAACGCCTTCAGGAAGCGTTGCAATACGCTGATACCAGTTTTAACTTTGTCGGCTACTTCGCCGGCCTTCTTGAAAATTTTAAACATGGTAAAACTTGACCTCTTGATCTTGTTTGCTTAGGAATAATTCGCGCTCGGCTTTCCGCCTGTTTAGAACGCCTTCGATGACATTGCCGTCGTCGTCTTTACACCAACGAAGTAATTCATTGGCGGCTTCAACCAATTGGCGGTTGTTGATTCGCTTCAAGAGGGTTGAAGTCTTGAAGGCGGGAACGCCACAATTGAAAACAAAACTGACCAGGGCGTCATACTGCCGCTGATTAAGCGGAGTTCTAACCACCTGCCTGATCGCGTCTTCGCGCGGCTTTACGTCTTGTAGAAAGATTTGCTCAGCTTGTTCTTGAGTGATACCGTTTTTAAATTTTTGAGCTTCGCCTTTTAACAGAACGTGACCGATCCCAATAGTCGGTTTGCCTGCAGCGCATTTGTAGATCTCTAGTTTGCAGCCTTCCCAATTCTTGATGAAATTAAGACCGCTTCTTGAAATAGCCATTGTTGCCCCTTAAGTGCCACTACATCTAGTGTCACTCGGGTAACTAAGCCAATCAATTAGAGACGGATTCAGGCAGCAAGATCAGCGAATTTTGATTGGTTCTGTAATAGTTTCTTGGATTAACGTCATTATTGAAAATAATCCAAACACAAGCGACGCTACCGGGCGGCATATCCTCGCCTGCCACGGGCGGATCTCCACTCCAAATTTCAGTAGATCGATGATCCAAATGTCCCTGTTCATCAGGTCTGAAAATTAGATACGTTGTGTTAGCTGGCATTTCTCAAAGCTTCCATTTTTTCACCACGTTTTGAATCAAGTCGAACAACTTTCGATCCCGTGAAATCTTCACCAAATCTATAGAGATGGCAAAGATTTTCGTATTCTTGAGTAGAATTTGATTCAAGAGCGGCCAGCGTTCCAATCAATTGTTTTTCAGACAATTTCAAATCATGTGGATCAGGCGCATTAATCCGAGCAAATGCAGCTAAAACAGGAAGATGCTTGTCAAGACTGCCCATTAAAGGCTGATTTGGGGTTGCGGTGATTGCCATCGCGGTTCCATTACCGCCGCTTGTTCCGGCGCCCGAGTTTCCGGTTCCACCCGTTCCGCCGGTTACGGTGATAGAGCCAGCTCCGGAATTGGAAGGGCTGACCCTTACATACCAACCACCCGCGCCGCCGCCGCCGCCATAAGCGTTACTACCACTAGCGCCGCCATTGCCACCATTTCCACCGGCGACTGTGGCAGTCCCTGTTTGTGTGATGCTTGTTTGGGATGCGAGGATGACTGTGCCTCCAGCCCCGCCACCACCAGCCGAACAGCTAGCCGTAGTATTGTTAGCACCGGCTGAGCCAGCCGCGTTTATACTGCCGCTTACGCCAATAGTAATTGCTCCAACTGCACACACTTTAAGTTTGCCGCCGCCGGCGCCGCCAGCGGAAGTTCCCGTGGCGCTAATGCTGCCGGCGCCACCGCTGCCAGCGTCAAAGGAGAACGGCATTGCCGGACCACCGGAACCGCTAGCGTTGCCGCCATCGCCACCGCTGCCAGCGTTGCCACCTCCGCCACCTCCGCCATTTGCTAGGTTGGTTCTAATTTTCCCTGGGCTTGAACCGTTTCCGCTAAACATTGCAGCGCCACCGGCATATCCAGCGCCAATATTAGTTGTTCCGTTGAAGTCAGCCGTAGACGTGCAATTGACGATAGTGCCCGACAAGGGCGCCCAAGTCGTTGAAACGGTTTGCGTGAACGTAGTGGCGTCGATTGACAGTGGAGTTGTTTCGGTTACGGCTCCCTTGGTGGTCGCTCCAGCGTTGCCACCACCGCCAAAACCGCTTGAATTGTCAGTGCCCCATCCAACTGTTGAGCCGGACATTTTTAGGACTTGATCATTCGTTCCAGGTCCAAGCCATGTCAATAAACTTCCATTCGAGATTGCGATCCCTTGGTTCGTGTAAGAACCAGTTCCCATGATGAAATTAGCAGATCCGCCAACATCAGTAATTGAATAATCGCGATTACCTGCGGGATTATTGATCGTAATGTTGTATTGGTTGGTCGATTTGAAAACCGGCGTTCCATCAAGGATTAGAGAAGTTGCAGTTTTATTGGTCAGCGTTTCGGCTAATGCTTGCGTTGCCAATGTCGCGGTAGAGCTCGGCAGTGTAATCGTGTTGCCTGAGCTGTTTTGAATGTTTGCATTGAATCGAGTCGCGCTACCCATGGTTTTTACACCATTGATAGTTTGAGCTGATTCAGTCAAAACGAAATTAGATCCAGTCGTTCCAGGATCGGGAATGTTGATCGTTCTTCCAGTCGTTGCCGGCGCGGTCGCTGTGATCGTCGTGTCGTTGGCTCCCAATTCGAAAATCAAACTGGTTCCAATTGAAGGACTGGTTAAGGTCTTGCTGGTCAGAGTTTGTGGTGCAGTCAAAAGGACAACATCCGATCCAACGTCAAGCGTTACGTTTCCATTTGCTCCGCCATCATTAATAGTTACTCTGTTGGTTGTGCCGGTTAAAACGCGTTCTGAAGTAAGAGTTCCATTTAGGGCAATTGCCACATAACTAGCGCCGGTCGGGGCTCCGCCGCTTGTTGCGGGTTGCCAGCCAATGCTAGTTCCGGAAACAGTCCAAACATAGGTATCAGCTCCAATTGGCACCCTTGTCCATGTGCTACCCACTCGAACCATTTGATCACCGTTCGCGGCAACCGCGCCGGCAGATCCATCAAGCAAATTATTCGTTCCAGCCTGCGCGGTTGCTCCACCGGTACCGCCATTAGTTAATCCGAGTTGCCCGGACCAATTAATATCGAGATAGCTATTTGCTCCGCCATCAGTAAGCGTGATGTTTCCAAATTGAGAGCGAAGCGTTCTTTCATCGGTCATCTGAGCGCTGGGCGCAGAGGTAAGTAAGGGAGCGTTTGAGGGAATCCCTGTGTTTGCACCGTTCGCACCGTAAACAGGTTGCTCAGCTCGTGCTTGAGCGCAGCTAAGCGACAAAGTGAAAGCCAAGCCAATTAAGAGTTTCTTGATCATAGTGAAGGTTTCGCGGGCAATCCGTTTGTATAGCAGTTGATTGATCCGGTATCCGATTGGATATAGAACAATTCGCCGGGGTAGACTTGGAAGAAATCAGACTGATCGCCGGCGGCAAAGGTCAACGTGTATCGCGCGGCGCTTGAGCCTGGATTAATCCAGCGTCCGCTTGCTTCTGAGAACACCCATAGGGTGAGAATGCAAGCGTCACTTACTTCAAGAGTGATAATGCTTGAATCGGGGCTTCGTCCATGTGCCACAGTTTTATCTGTTGCCGCCGGGGCGGATGTCGGTAAGGCTGTGCTTCCGATCTGCCGATTCGGTAATGCGGCCGCTGTGAAAACTGGTTGAGCTTGAAAAGTCATGAAATTACTGCCTCCATCCCCCTACTACAAGTATCGACTGGATTCCGACCAAATCAATATGTTCACCGCTGGCGCTACCAGTCAGGCGAACGGCCCAAAATCTGCCCGATCCCTTTGATTCGAAATCGATGAGCTTTGGATATGTTGTTGTGTTGCCACTGGCCCAAGTGCCATATTTTGTGATCGTTTCTGATACCTGATTGACAGCGGCGGAATCCTGAGCTTTGAATCTGCTTTGACCATTGCTCAAAGTTTCAATAACGAAAGCCTGGGCGGTAAATTTTTGATCCGGTCCTTCGGTCAAGATGATGAATTTTCGGGCGCTTGCGTTCTGCGCCGGGCTGTTTGAGGAAATATAAGGGCTGAGATATTCCCAGGAAATCGCGGTACCGTCGTTGGTATCGCCGTTGTAGTCCTGCATTAAATATCCGGTTGTGGTCCCGTGATACATAACGCCATCGATATCAATTCCGCATGTAGCGGTGTATCCATCTTTTGTCGAAAACATAACATCGCCAGAGGCGACATTGGGATTTGAAGGATCTTTGGTGTTGTAGTTTAAGACGATGCAAGCATTAGGCTGTGTTGCTGCGTTGATTGGAAACCAAAATTGAATCTCTTGTGTCGATGGATGATGAACCGCGAAAGGGGTAGTATCAGCGGCGGTATTGCGCAAGGAGATTAGATCTTGAACTGCATAGCTATCAGGCAGGCTTTGTAATG